ATGAGGAAGCAATTGATCCATTCGATTTCTGGCAAGGTGCTAACTTCAAGTTGAAGGCAAAGAACGTTGCTGGTTATCGTAACTATGACTCTTCTGAGTTCGCTGCCACTAGTGCTTTACTAGATGATGACGATGCGATGGAATCAATCTGGAAGAAGGAGTATTCCTTAGCAGAATTGGTTGCTGCTGATCAGTTCAAAACATATGATGAACTCAAAACTCGTCTTGGTTATGTTCTTGGTAATAAGCAAGTTCGTAACGATGCTGAAACTGTAGAGCAAGAAGTTGAAGATGTGAGAGCATCTACTCCTGTTGCTGAGACAGTAGAATCTGTATCTAAAGCATCTGCTTCAGATGATGACGATGACGCATTATCATACTTTGCTAAATTAGCGGAAAGTTAATGAAAATCAAGCCTCTTAAACATTGTCGATTATCCCAGATGAATTTCTTCTACTGGGACCCCAAAGATGATCCAAGAGAGCCTGAATACTGGAAAGACTCACCTTCGGGTGGGTCTTTTTTATGTGACTAAATCTGTATTTTCTGTAGTAATTAATCTATTACTTACGTATTGACTATTTCTACCATATTTCATTATATTATCGTGTTCAGTTAAAAACATCTGTAAGAATTGTTTTTTTAATGGTCTTATCTCTCTTTTCTTTTCGTTTCTGAGTGTTTCGTATTCAAAATTAGATACTCCTACAATAGGTGCAATTTTTTCACCAGTGTATGTAAATTTACTCTCACCTGCAGATGATGGATTATTACCATTCCATATGTTACCAGAACCTCCAATTCTTGCAGCAGGTCCATCAATTGTAAAGGATGAATCTACTATATTACCTGCAGGTAGAATTAATCTATCATTTGCATCTCTTACTTCTAAAGTTTCATAATGATGAATAGAATTCATCTCTTGGAGACTATATTTATTTTCAGTATATTGGTATAAATCTTTATTCGTTAATGGCCATTCATCCCTAAGATTGACTATACCGCAAGAAATAATAACTACATAATCTAATTCTGGATCTCCGTATATATCTTCCGCAACATTATCAGGTCTAGCACCATCAGCAACAATAAATTTATTAAAAATAGTTGTTGCATTAGTTACATCGTCTAATAATTTGTTTTTTCGGAAAAGATTTTTAACTATAATAAAATCTTTTGATGAATTTTTATCTGGTAAGAATGATTGATATCTTACATTAGGTAATTTGCGAATATATGCCATTAGAATCCAACTCCTGGTACGTTTTCGTTATAATCTTCAAAGTAAACTGGATTGGTTTCTTTAAATGTCATTTTAACTCCCATATGTACTGGTGTAGAATCACCCCCAGTACCATATGATGCATATGCTCCTCCTGCTGAGTAATTTACACTGAATGCAGTTAATGCACAAGGTTTAAATGAATTTAAGAATGGATGATCTTCTCCTGCACTTAAATATCGTAATAAAAATAAATCTGGAGAATTTACAAAAAATCCTTCACTTCCTTTTCCTATTTCCTTTCCAGCTCTGGGAGACATATGTTGTTTAAATTTTCTTATTATTTCCTTTGCTCTTTCACCTTCTTTAGCACTTCTTGGTGTGAAGGTAAAGTCAAAAGTAAATTCTCTTAATTTAACTCCAGCGAATAATAATTCTTTATTTGAGTTAAGAATTTTTCCAGATGCTCTTGACAAAAACTGGTTAGGTGTAATATTTCCACCAAATACATTAACAGCCATTCCACCTAAAGCAGATCTCATAGCTTGCGTAATTTCTGAAGTACCTTCTATACCCATTTGTTCAAGACCTGATCCTGATTGGAGTGCGTTTATAACAGCTTGAGTTTCTTGCATCGCTTCTTTATTGCCTAGAGCACCTTGAGCAAGACCGAAACCAGCCATTTGGAACATATTCATAGAATTTTCGCCCCAATCAACAGCGTTTCCATCACTAACTTGTCTTGGGATAGGTAACTCTACATAAAACTGAGTATCTGTATTATAGGTGTTTCCATTATATCCAGATTGATGTTGGTTATATCTTCTATCCATACCTTCTGCTGCAGCATTATATGCTTGATCATTCCATGCGAACTTATTTTTTTTAAAAATCTCAGTTCCTGCAGGGATCGTATCTCCTTTATTATATGTTTTCCCACCAAGCTCTACAGGATTCTTACCCAAATACTTAGTATCCTCATCTGTTGCTTCTGTTACTCCTTTTGATACTATTGAACCTTTTGCTTCGGGTGTTTTATATTTTACACATCTTATAAGTAAACTATCTTCCTTCCCACTTCTTTTTAATGGATATTGTAAATGTTTTTTAGGAGCACCGTCCTCCCGTGTTAGTTGCTTCCCTACTTCTTCTCCTTTTGAATCTTTTGCACCTTCTTGGGTAGTTTGTGTATCAGATCCTGAATTGTTTTCTACTACTGCCTCTGTCATTATCGACCTTATTTTGTTATTATCAGCTATTTATACGGAATCTTGCAAAAGGTATCCCATCAAGATCGTTTAATTCTTCATTACTAATTTCATACAACCCACCAGATACTTCACCCCAAGTATATTGTCGATGTTCATTCCAATGAAAATTGATACCACGAAATCCCCATTCATACAAGTTCGTTACACCAACTAGAGGATTTTGGTCATACCTTATATTAGGTGTTTTTGGATTATATACAAATACATAGAATTTTCCTACTGTTGGCATTTTACTGCCTTCCTGTAATGAATCAAGAATTTCCACCATTAAATCATCAGGATCTTCTGTTCCAATTAATTTATCACGAATTTCCTTAATTCTACTCATTATACTCCAAGTTCTTTTTCGGTAATCACTTTGAACTCCAATTGTCTATCAGCACACCATTCTCTTGCTTCTTTCCATTTTGTTTGGTTTGTAGCATATGTATATGCTTCTTTTATATAACCCTTTGTTTGACGTTTTGGTTTTTTAGGTGGACTACATTGTTTTAATGGTTTCACTTCAATAACATATTTTTTTATTCTACCATCAGTTTCCTTTACCTTCATATAGAAATCTGGAAAGTATCTATGAGAGCGATGATCAACTGGAGATATGTAAGGTATTGCTATTTCTTCACTATTCCATTCTAATACGTTGGCATTAGAATCACAGTAAACCATGAATTTTCTTTCCCATAATGATCGAAATACTATGTTAGTAGGATCACCTTTATATTTGTGAGGAAATTTTGGATAATATTTTCCGTTATAAGCCATCTAAATAGAAATGATATAATAAGAACTATTTAGAGTGCCAGCCCCAATTCCAAAGAAAATATCTCAGATATTGCCTAAATTTCAGAATGTTGCTCAAACTTCTCATTACTTGGTTAAGTTTGGATTGCCTTCTTCAGGTGGTTTAAAATCTCATCTTCAAGATAAAGGAATAGATTTTAGATTTTCTGGTGAAGATGTAGGTTTACTTTGCAGTTCTGCAGTTTTGCCTGGATCATCTATGGCTACTGTTGCAGTAACTGGTGAGTATCAGGGATTAGTGGAGATGATACCTCATACTAGAAATTTTACAAGGATTAAGTTAGAATTTTATGTTGATAATAGATATAAATCATTGAAATTTTTAGAGCATTGGATGGAATTTATTACTGGTGCTTCTTCTGCGGGAAGTATTGATGATGCTTATCATTTTAAACTTAATTATCCAGAACATTATAGATCAGAATCAACCAAAATTATTAAATTTGAAAAGAATTATAATCAATTTTTAGAATATAATTTTAGGGGATTATATCCTATAAATTTACAATCAACAAAAGTTACTTACAAGAATTCTCAAGTATTAAAGGCAACTTGTGAATTTGCTTATGAAAGATATATTTGTGGAGAAGCATCTTCTGCTTCAGAAGCTGCAGGTACTGATAAGAATAACTCTATGACTAGATTTGGTAATAAGGGTAAAGACTATACAATTATATTAAATGAAGAAACTAAAGAGTTGAGAAATTCTCTTAATGTTAGTTTAGCAAATCCAATTATGGATACTGATGGAACTACTCCATTTGATTGGAATGGTGGTGGCAGACAAACTAATTTCCCTATAGGGGCAGATGGTGAAGTTTATTTTGGAGATGCTTAAATAAACCTCCTATATACTCTACGATTAATAATATTATAATTTATTATGCCTTTACCAAAGATTACGGCTCCTTCCTATGAGTTGGTTATACCTTCTTCCAAA